ACTTCGATTTCTTTGCCATCAACTTTGACAACAAACTTCTCATCCCTAGGAGCTTCTTCTTCGGACTCTTCGTCTTCGCCATCTACTTCCTCGGAAGGTTCTTCTGATTCTTCTTGCGGTTCCTCAGATTCCACTTCCTCAGACTCAGATTCGGGTTGCCCCTCCTCTGGTTGCGCCTCTGCACCAGTGTCAACGCCCTCTTGAGCGTCTAGCATGGAAGCAAAGCTTTGCGCTGCTTCATTTACTGTAATCGAACCGACTGCGTTTGCGTTATCGGACATATTTACCTCTTAGTTTAACAATCATTTGTTTGGGGGTCTTCCCCGTCTACGTACAAGGGCAACTTCTGCCATCTTGCCTGTATCCATGACAGAGCGTAGTTTTGCTCTCAGAATATCAACTGTTGTCAGAAGCAAGTAAGCTTGCTCTCTAACTGGTCCTTCCATTAGTTTGGAAGAACGAATCTCACGATAACAATCATCTTCAATTCGTTTAAGCATTTCATTAAGGAGTTCATCCTCAAGAAGTAACTTTGCTCTGTCTCCTCTTGCGAGGTTAATTTCTAGATCGTCCATTTACATCATTGGTTGGGGCTGTTGAGGGACTTGCGTCTGATTCATTGCAGCCTGTTGACGGATTAATTCTCGGTCTGTATTCATTGCGGCATTAATCTCCGCACTTTGAATTTGTACACCATATTTCAATTCTAGCTCATATCTACGCAAAATACCATCTTGTTCAACACGATCTCTTTCACGATCATCAGACATAATCATTTTCTGACGCTCTAAATCCAATTCAGCCGCTTTCTTTTCAATATCTGCTTGAATAGACTGAACCTGTACTTGAGCCAACATCTCCTCTGGAGTAAGCTTTGGTTCTGGAGGTGGTGGCAACTGGAAGTCAACAGGCAACTGGTTAAAGTAATTCTGTGAATCTTTAATGCCAGCCAACTGCAATAATTTACTTAATGTATTGGTGTATTGTGGTAAAGAAACAACAGGATTATTAACGCCAGTTTCTTTGAGAATCATTTCCTGACGCAAAGCTACTTGATTCAAAATATTAATTCGGTCTTCAATAGTGCCATCACCAACGCCTACATTAACAATCACATCCATATTGGCATCCCAAGAACGGGGGTCAATAGGCACGAATGTATTACGCAAACGAATCATTCGCTCTTTATCTTGATTCTCAATAACGAGTTTTAAAATACCAGTAAACAATTTACGTAAACCAGTTTCAGCAAATGTACGGGCAATCATCTCAATATGCTGATGTGCGGCATTAACAGTCGCAGATACTGCGGCTTTGGTAGTGCTTTGCAATGCGTCTGCATCTAAACCAGAGGCAGCCTTAGAAATGCCTGTACGGGTCTGTTTAATGTCATCCAAGTAGTCAAGCATTGGAAATGCTGCCTGACCAACAAATGGAGTTGTGAATGGCTGAACCATACCTGGCGCTCTCATGCGAATAACAGCACCAACTTCTGTATTAAGGACGTCTTCCATGTTGGCCTGTCCCTCGACAATCGCTGTGCGAGGGTTAATAGCTTGAGCCAAAGAGTCTAAGATGCCACGTTGGACACTTGATTTGATACGCTGAATATCCATGACCACATCAGCAGGACACATACCAAAAAAGGTATGGGGTTCTGGATCAGGACAGAAGTCAGCAAACTGTCGTTCAGCAACGATCTCATTCCGCATGACTTTATTGCCAGTACCAACTGTGCAAATCCTACGCATCTCAGCAATGCCATCGCCATCAAAGTCTACCTTTAAGTAGCCTTCAATGTAGAGAACACTTTTGCTTGATGGATCACCATTGTTTGCGGTACTGATAACGGCAAACGGGTTACGGGCTGTGTACTCTTCGTTGTTGTCAAAGTCATTACCATTACCCGCAACTTCAACCATTTCATCGTAGTCATAGCCCATTGCGACTAGATCGGAAACAGTCTTCATTGTGCGGTGGCCTACAAAGGTGGCCTCATCAATGGACTTTGCTCTGCGGTCAATCAGGAACTCTTCTGGCGGTAGAGCCTCAATCTTTACCTTGCCAGATTTAATTCTGCGCTTGATCTCCACATCGTACATCATGGGAGGTGGAGTCATAATTCCTTGGGCAAGATTCTGCTCTGCCATGCCAGGAATTGGATACTCACGCACCGCAGAAATCTCAATGTCTGGGTCTTGAGTCAGGAACATCATTGTCTGTTCATCAAGCATAGAGAAAGACTCTGCCTTGACTTCAACAGACTCATCCCACCAGTACTTAACAATACCTACTTTGCGTACCAAAGCATCTTTAAATGCTGAGTGGAGAATCTTAAAGCCTGGGTTATCACGCTTGAAAATAAAGTCAACATAGTCTGTTGCTTGTTCGGCAGAAGCAATGTCTTCTGGTCCTTGGGGGGCGAACTCAACAACACGCTCTGGGCCAAAGAAAATACGCATCAGGCTTGGCAAGATGCCTTGCACAGTATCACGTACATCCATTGACACTACTTGTGAGCGACCATCCTCTTCGTTACCAAAAGGTAAGCCATAGTAGTATTCAGTAGCTAATGCACGATTGCCACCAATGTCATCATCTATGAAAGAAATAGCGTCATTAATTTCAGAAGAAATAACGCCTTGAAGTTGCTCTTCTGACATTACCTCATCTTCTTGCATCTCGCCTTGCAAGGTTTCAGCCATCAACATTGGGTTTTCTTGTTTCATTTTTAATCCTTAACGTCCAGCAATGTATGGAAGAATACCTTGTGAGCTACCATAGCTTTGGAGTAGTGATGGGATACCACCCATGTAGTTATTAGCCATACCGCCACCCATACGAAATTGTTGAGGAGCCATCATTTGCTCATCTTGTTGACCTTGGGGGCTAAAAGCATACTTGTATGCGCCTGACAACATATCGCCAGCAGTAGCATTGGGATTTGTCATGGTGTTATAGGCTTGCATTGTTGGTGCAATTGCTTGGTTGCCCATTCCACCAATAGTGCTACCTAGGCTTTCCATAGCAGTAGGTGGAGCCATGCCACCAGAGGCAACCGCCTCAGAGCCACCAGCAGCAACTGCTTCAGTCGCAGCAGGTAAAAACGATTCCATTAGTGCGGCTAAGAAATTCATTTAGTCTTCCTCCATGTCGTATTCGGTCTTAGCCATCATCAACATATTCTGCTGATTCTTGGTCATCTTCTTGGTGATAGGGCCACCAGATAGCCATGCTGAACAGGTACGCTCACCTGCACACTTAAAGTCAAACAGTTCGCAGTAGCCTAGATTAGCAGCGTTCTGTACGTCTTTGGCATAGCCATCAGTCTCTTCATCTATACCTTTTAGGATGCAGTCTAGCATCTCAGGTGTTTGGATAAAGGCAGCGCAGTTACCGCAACGCATCTCTTGAACTTCATCAATGGATACTGTCCACATATCAGCTAGGTTCTGCCAGTACTCTTCGTTATCTTCTTCTGGGTTGGCAGGGCCATAGTCAACATTCTTGATCGCCCAATTACGATTCTTTAAGTTGAACTTGATGTCATAGGTTGCGGTTGGGCAGTTCATTTTTTATTCCTAGCAGAAATAGCTTTAGCCTTTGCTCTTGCATCTGCTTTACTGCTTGCACCCCACGCATTGAGGCTTAGAAGCAATCTAGTTGGCTTTCCATCTTTATACTCAGGACCATCGTTTCCTGCCATCCTTGCAAGAAAACTAGCTCTACGTGGATTATCTCCAGACTTGACGGGCGCTTTAATGTCTTGGCCTTGTGCTTTTAAACTTGCACGACCTTTAGCATTTAACCCACCTTTTGGGTTTTGCCCTTCTTTTCTAGTCCACGCTGCGCTCATTTTTTCTTGGCAGTCTTAGCCGCTTGCTTAAAGTCTTTAGCAGTTGGCGCACCCTTCGTGCCAGGCTTTCGCATCTTTTCTTTAGAGCCAGCTTTAATTCGTTCTTGTTTAGCATTGATATTGGCATATAAACCTTGTTTCATAGTAACTCCGTAACGCTGATTGTTGAACCAGTAACTGTTGCGTCTTTAATAAGAGCAATCTTGTCACCAGAGGCAACGGCAAATATCTCGCTAGTATTTGCTGGAATCAGCATACTGGTAGTGACAGTTGCGGTTGGAGCAGATCCAAACGAAACATAACAATGACCTAAAGAGCAAGCTACCCGAACATGGGTTGTACTTGCGGCAAAAGCAGTACTGGCGGCAGTTGTATTACCTGCGGCAATTACTTGACTAGTTCCAATCCTAAAAACATTAGGAATGGTATTTCCATTGTTATCTCTTGTTAAGAAAGCCATGATTACTCCTTAGTTTATTTCTTACTGCGGTTAGTAGCGGTTCTACCACCACGTTTGGGCATAGCACGGGACTCGCTCATAGCGATAGCGACAGCTTGGTCACGGGATTTAACCTTGTCACCAGAGGAAGACTTGAGCTTGCCTCGCTTGTATTCGCCCATTACCTTGCCAATCTTTTTGGCTGCTTCATCCATTTTCATAGGGATCTCCAATAAAGGTTTCGTGATACTACCATAAATAAAAAAAAGAGCCACTTTTTTAGGGTGGCTCAAAATGGCAACGGCAATCAGACCAAGCCTCGGATCAACCTTTTAATCGGTTTACCCCAAGACAAGTTAGACCCCCAAGAGATGGTGGCTGCATCGGAGGCAAATGTCAAGACAAATGCGTCAGCCATGTCGGGAGATTTCAATCCCCTGCGTCTAATATCATCTTTAGATTCGATTTTTATTTTGCCGTTAGATGTAAAGGTGTACCTTACAGTCGCTAGTTCAGCAATGAAATCTTCGTTATTGGGTATCTTGCAGTCCCTCTTTTCAAGCCAAGCCTTGGTTTTGTGCCAGAGTTCGGCACGAAGATTGAGATACGTCCCACCCATTGCAGGGCTTTCGGACACGTTGATACCCCGACAAGGCAACTTTAGTTCTCTTAGTCGGTCAACAACACCAGCTCCGAGGCCAATAGAGTCAACCAGAATCTCTGTCGGTTTACTCTTGTGGTCACAAGCTTCGTATTGGGCGACTACTGCACCTGTTAACTGCATCAGATCAAGGTTCCTCCACCTCTCAAGAGTGTGTACAACATTAGACTGACGTTTACATAGAACTGAAGAATCGGAGCCAAAACGTGCCACATCGAGCCCCCAAATGATCGGAGCATCTTCATAAGCTCTTGTATCCCTGTGTTTAGCAGACTCAAGTAGTTCCATAGGAATAATCGTGTCATCATCGCTCCTTGGAAACTCACCAAGAACCCTGATCCTATAAGCGTTACTTTCCTCGCCATAGCGGGATTTCATGTCTTCTACGTACTCTTTACTCACCCGAGTAGAGTCAATGCAGGATACCCTCTTTGTCCACCACTCATCTTTAAGCCTGTTATGCGTGTCAAAGAAGAAGCCAGAACTACGTACTGGATTGCCTAACAGTATGGTTAGAGCGTTATGTCCTGACATAGAACCCGCAGCAGCTTCAAATACTGCCTCTGGAACACCAGAAGCCTCATCCGCAACCAACATGACGTTCTCAGAGTGGACACCTTGGAGGGCTTCGGGTTGTTCAGCACGAGAAGTCCTTGCAGAGATAAAAGCCTCGGTAGCGGAAGCCTTGAGTTCTATCCTCTCTTGTTTGACATCGAGTAGGTCTTGGATAGGTTGGGGTAGTTCTTTGACCCACCTCTTAAGCTCGGCAAACAAAGCGTCATACAGTTGGGCAGAAGTAGGGGCGGTCACCACGACTTTGACGGGATACCTGGTCAACAGGAACCATAGCATTGCCCAAGAAGCCGTTGTAGATTTACCCACCCCGTGACCAGAACGAATGGAGATCTTCCTCTCACCTGTAGCTACAGCGTTCAGAAAGTCTTTCTGCCAATCATCAGGCTCTACGCCTAGGACCTCTTTAACAAACAGAACAGGGTCTTTTCTGTATAGGGTGATGAACTGGATAAACGGGTTATGTGCCATTGTTTTCAATCACAACATCAGCCTTACCCATGTGCTTAAGAGCTTGGAGGTGTAGATCACCCAAAGAGATATTGACTTGGGTCTTGGCGGTGTCTCCATAGTTCTCAGGGTCTAACTTAGAGGCCATCCACTTACGGGTGTCAACTTGGAGTCTGGCTTTGTTAACTCCTGAGTTACTTGTCTCATCTGCTTGGTCAGCAATATCCAAGGCCTCTTCTGCCAGTTTCTCAGCCTTTAGCTTACGTGCAGCAAGTACCGCATCTCTACGCTCATCAGTATGGTTTATCCAGAAAGAAAGCATGGGCCTAGAGCACTCTATGAACTCTGCCAAGCGTCCTATGGTCATTCCTTGGCTTATGTGAGCTGTAACGAACTCTATCCCCCCAAGCTCTTCTATCTTCTTCTCCAACGCTCTCCTCATGGGAAATCCTGCCATATCTTCTCCTTGATTTAATGGTTACAAATTCTAAACTATAAAAAATTTTTTTGGGAGTTACTTGTGTTACTTGTGTGGGTGGTGGGTGGGTCTATGGATTAAGTGTGAGATTGATGTGTGTTTATGTCCCCTGTCACAGCGCCCCCTCGGTTTATCGATAGGGGGGGTAAACCCTACCCTTACGTACTAACCCTTAAGGGTAAACCCCTAGGTAGAAACCCTGGTTAGGGTAAACCCTACTGTATGTCGGCCCAGTACTGTATGCCTATCCAGCTCCTGGGGTAAACCCTAATAGGGTAAACCCTTGGTCCTGAGGTTATGCGTTTTTTGCATAGTTTGTCTCAGATGCGCAAAGGATGTGAGTAGATCAGTCTCTATGGAGTTTCTAATTAGGTTTCTAGGTTAATGCTTACCAATACCCTAACCCTTGTCCTATCCCTTATATATCCTTATCTATTCCCTATTACATCGCCTATATAAACAGATGCCTTTGTAATGGGTTATCCCTTTATTCTTTTTATTAATTGTGGCTACAAAATCAAATAGATTATTAGGGTTTGCACGTAAGGGTTTTTAGTTCTTGAAGTTAGGGTTTATCCCTATGTTTTTAGGGCTTGACAAGATCTATTCTTGGCTTGCCTTAGGGCAATTCGTAAACAAGTTAAATTTTAAAAGGCGTAAAAAATGATCATTCAACGTAGAGACATCACCAACACTCTCCCCAATGGAATCCTAGAGGATGGCGAGTTCACCCCTGACGATTCAAGCTTGGCAGTTCATATGAGAGGTTTCTATACCATCGATGAACTTAAAGCCATCCTGCAAGATCTAACCTTTGTTGATTCTCAGTACAGAGTCAACAAAAGCATTAGGCAAGCAGTCGGTGCTGCAATAGTTGGTGCAGCAGCTGCTAAACAATAAACCTCTTAAAGGCATACACATGAACGATAACCACAAAGACATTCTTGCAGCCATTGGATTAGGTTTAGCCCTTTGCATTGGTTTGCTTGAATGGTTTGATATCCTCACTAAATAATCTTTTTCTTTTCTTTTTTAATAGGCGTACAAAATGACATACACAATCAAAAACCTTAAGACTTGGAACACATGGGATGGTGGAGGCTACTCATGCACTCTTTACTGTGATGGCGAGAAGATCGCTTTAGTTCTTAATGAAGGCATGGGAGGCGAAACCCGAATAATGACTTTAGATGTCAACTCTCCCAAAGTAGAAATCGATGGCTATTATGACAAAGAGGCAGATATACAGTTTCGCCAATGGGTAACCCCTAATTATGCGAAGCTTGATGCATTCTGCAAAACCCTTCCAAAATGGGATTGTTTAGGCGAGATGATGCATATGGATGCAGCCCTATACATTGAAGAATTAATTAGCGAAACCAATTATCAGAAGAAGCTTGCCAATGCAAAGAAAAGAGGTACACCATTTAAAGTAGAAGGAGATGATAAATTCACATTTAGCGTATTAAATACTTTAGACCAAAAGGTAGTTATTAACTATCTTGAAAAGAATCACCCTAACAAATATCAATTAATTTAAAAGGCGAATATTATGATTAAGGCAAAATCAAAAGATAAAAGACATCCAAAGATAATAAATCAATATATGGTTTATCAGGGTATTAACGAAATAAATACAGTATTTGGTGCAATCATTGCATTTAAAGCTTATTTAAACTCTCCCGATTTTAATAAATATCACGCTGAATTAGCCATCGATTGTTTTAGAAATACATTATGTGAAGGCACAGTACAAATTGAAGAATGGCTGGAAATTGGAGAGGAGCAAGCAAAATGAAACTAGAAACCATTTCCACTGGAGGCGGCTTTAATGGTTTATCTATGCCTCACCCATTGGGCAAAGATTATGGTTATTTTTTAATAACCGATTCATCAGGAGAGCAGCCCCCAATTAATGGGGGGAAGGCTATCATTGGATGGTATACAAAAGATTCTGAATTCTTGGGATATTTGGACATTCAACAATGGGATGGTTTGCCATCCTAATCAATCAACATTTAAAAGGCGTGAATATGTATAACCCTTATCGATCAATTATGAAAAAAGATGGGCTTATCTATAAAAAGCTTTTAGGTACTGCCTCCACAAAGACTGTCAAAGGCGAGAAGATGGGCTTTTTAACTGCCATCCTCTACCTAACCCCTAACGACGATCTATGCCCTCTTGCAAGGCTTGCTGGATGCATGGAAGGCTGCCTCTACACATCAGGCCGAGGCGCTTTTAATTCTGTTCAGAAGGCAAGGCAAGCAAAAACTGACTTTTGGTATGCCCAGCAAAAAAGCTTTTTGTTTTCTCTTTGTGCAGATATTTGGGCATTACAAGAAAAAGCCCAAAGGAACAATCAAAAGCTTTTAGTTCGCCTCAATGGGACAAGTGACATCCTTTGGGAGAATTATGAAATCATCCCAAATAGGACAATATTTAGTTTATTTTGTAATGTCCAATTTTATGATTACACAAAGCATCCATCTAGAAACTTGGAAGGGAAAACTGTAGGTAATTATGATTTAACCTATTCATTCTCTAGCATTACCCCAAAACCAATATCAATAAAAGGATTAACCAATAAAGATAATTCTAGAGTAGCGGTAGTTTTCCAAAGAAAAGAGGATATTCCCTCAAGCTTTAGATCTTGGGAGGTTATTGATGGGGATGATTCTGATGTTAGGCATATTGAGCCGAAGAATGTAGTTGTTGCCTTATATGCCAAAGGCAAGGCTAAAAAGGATCAATCGGGCTTTGTTCAGATTAAAGGGGTTCACTATGAGGCTTGATTACAAAACCGAATTTTTTGATTTTGATTTTGAAATCCCTCAATTACCCGATGGGTTTACCGATGATTCATGGCATAACGATGTTTGCCCTAAATTTGAGCGCAAATATAACGAAACGCAAAAAGTTGTTTTTTGGGTTAATTACAAAAAGAAATCTAGGCGTGAATGTGGAGGTTGCCAATTTATTGTGGTTATTATGGAATCAGAAGATTATTTTTATGTTGAACCAATTGAGGTAATAGAAACTAATTCATGGAATAAAGCAATAAAAGCAATTAATAAACTATTTAAAGAGGTTAAATAATGCACGATATTAGAGAAAAAATTAATATTATTTGGGAAGCTTTGCACTCTTATAGAGAAGACTGCATCCCTGAGAGTGATCCAAGTTATAACGAAGAATGGGAGGATATTTGTCTCGCCATGGCAGTTATTCAAGAGCAGTTAGGCGAAGAGGAGGAGATGGATAATGCAGCATAATAAATGTGGAGAAATGAAGGGCGCTATTGGGGTTTTATTATTAGATGCCTCGGATTTATATGAGGTTATTGAAGAAGAAGACTGTGCATATTGGGTTCAGTCTTTGGAAGATCCCGATTCAAAACCTCTCTGCATTTCACCCTCTCAGTTTTGGCAATTATTGCCCTCTCTTTGAATAGGGAATCCACAAAAAGGGGCTTTTAGCCTCTTTCTTTGGGCTTCTTAAGTTAGTTGGCGCTTACTTCATGGGATCGATGATCTAAGCAATTTTTTGTAGTTGATGCATACCTACCATTAAGAATGTAAAAAGTAGGCTAAAAAAGGCCTTAAAATCGATTTTAGCGACTATCTGGACCATGACTCACGCACCAGTTTTTGTTGCTAAGTTAGTGAGTGCCAACTGACATTGATTGTGTAAGTGAGTGCTAACTAACAAAAAACTAAGGGTAAACCCCAGGACAGGGCCATAAAGAAAAAAAGTGGCATTTACTTTTTAGAAAGTAAAGTTAACCAATTTTTGAAAGTTCAAAGTTTTTGAAAGTTTGGAAATTAGAAAGCATTTTTATTTTCAGACCTGGCAGACAAAAGTCTCATTATTGTGACGTTAAGGGCTTCAATCTGATCCATCTTTTTTATGTGCCACATACGTCTCTGCCCATGCCATCCTAAAGTTGGATTTGTGTGGCAATCTTTACATAGGGCTATGCAGGTGTACTGAAGTCCTTGCTTGTAGTGGTGAGCTTCAGAGGGTCCAGGACCATCACAAACTGAGCAAGGAAGTGACTTGACCAAGGCCAAGTGCAATCTTTCCTTTGCGTTCAGCTTGTTGTTCATTGGGTTGCCCTGACTTCCATTCTGGCTGAGTACTGGTTGGTTCTCCAGACCTCGATCCTAGCTTGGGCAGCGGTCATCAACCAACGATACTTCTCTTCTTTTTCCACGGCAGCTCTTATGCCCTCTAGCACTTCAATG